CCTCCAGAGCCGTGTTTTCTTTCGCACGTGCCGGACAAACGGCCTTGCCTTTGCAAAAGCGGCAGTGTTCACCCGCGCAAAACTCACCTTTACCATCAAAAGCGGCCTGTGCTTTGGGTTTCACTGTCTCGCCCCATTCCAGCAGATCCCACACGGGCATCTGTTCCTCAGCTGAAACTGTGGCTCTTGCATTCTCAGGGAGACGGGGCTGGCAGATACTCATTACAACACGTGTGATCGTGTTCCCGTATGCTGGATAGTATTTTTTCAATGCCCCCAGTGCATACAACCGCATCTGCGGATTACCCAGCGCGTCCACGGCGACGCCGCGGCCATGCTTATAATCCCAGATTTGGAGTGTCTGACTCCCGATCATGATACAGTCACACTGTCCGCGGCCCTGCGGGATCCAGTCCGTCAAATCCACGTTTTCCTCAAACGTGATAAACGGTTCTGAATGAAAATTGGAATTCATCGACTCCATCAGGCAGTTGACGTATTCCTGCGCGGTATCCAGCATCTCCGGGTTATACAACTCGTTCCGCTGGAGCTGTTCCAGCTCTGAGCGGAATGTTTCCTCGTCCAGCCCCCGAAACTGCCGCCGCCCGTGTAGCTCACATATCGCATGGGCCAGCGTACCCTCCTCCGCGTATGCCGACGTTCCGTTGTCTGGGAACTGTTCCTCGAATCGCGGAGCCGCCGTGCAGGCCAGCCAGCGATGCGCGTTGGACGGACTCAGCAGGCTATGCGATGTCGGACTAGCCATGCGTCATCCTCCCTTAAAACTGTGCTCCAAGCGCGATGAGATCCTCTACAACAGAGGCATACTGATCCGGGTTGAGCTGGGTGATGGCCTGAATGCCGTATTTGGTATTGAGCAGTGCTGTCAGATCTCCGATCTTGCCCTTCGAGCAGAGATCCGCACCAGCGCGCGAGATCTGATCGAACGTGTAACTCTGTTCCGGTTCCGGCTTTGCTTCGGGCTTCGGTTCGGACTTTTTAGTCCGCTTCGGTTTCGGTTCGGGCTTCGGCTCCGTCATGGCCACGATAGCCTCTTCGTCCATCGGGCTGACCGGGGCTTCCTCCTTCGGAATCTGGATAACTTTCTGGTTTTCTTCCAGCGCTTCAGCCACAGCAGGCTTATCCAGATTTACATGGCCGACTGCTTGATTCATCAGCGCATGAGCCAGATTATTGAGTGCCTCCGGGATCCCCGGTAATTCGACACTGACCTTAATCTCCAGCATTTCTCTTTTCATCCTCCTTCTTCTTCCACTCTTCGAATTTACGCTGATTCTCTGGATCCGCGTAAAAGCGTTTCATGGCTTCGTATACCGTGGAACCCAGCACACGCAATTCACTGGCGGGGATTTTTGAGGGGCAGATTTTCACGTGTGCCACTTTTCGTTCCTCCCTGACTAATCTTAAAACTGGTTCGTTCTCTCAATCTGACGCCTGCGGATGTCGTCGATTGTTATGTCGAGAACAAAACATAAACCGATGAGATCCGTAGCTAACAGACGCCTTCTCCCGCACAGACTGGCTGAGAGGTTCTGTTTAGACATCCCGGCTTTCTCAGCCACCGCTTTCATCGTCATACCCCGCTCCGCGATTCTTTCCCGCACGACGGCGATAATATCATCCATGCGTTTTCCTCCTTTCTACGTTTTTCAGATAAATCGTTCACGAATCTGAAAACCGTGGATTTGTTTGCATTATAGTCTACCTTCTTTAGACTGTCAATAGATATTTTGTATTTTTGTCAAGAAAATTTAGATTTTTTGCTTGTCTACGGTTTTTGTCTATGATATAATTACAGATGAAAAGGAGGTGTAGACAAATGACAGCGACGGAGAAATCTGCCCGGGCTATTCTAGCCGCCAAATTAAAAGAGTACAGACAGCGCGCTGGATATACGATTTATGAAGTTGGCGAAATGCTGGGCAAATCTGGCAAAACAATCTCCGCATGGGAAACTGGACGTGGACAACCTGACGCTGAAATGTTCGTGAAACTGTATGAACTGTATGGGATGGACTCGATGTCGGAATTTTATGACATCGCTGACCACTCAAAAAGCGCACAGGAAGCCGAACTGCTGACCGCGTTCAGAGCGCTGAATGATGCAGGAAAAACACTTGCATTGGCCACTGTAAAAGCGTATGCTAACAGCGGTGAGTACGAAAAGGCGGTAAATCCTGATCACAGCGCAGAATGACAAAAGCCGCTCGTGCCATACGACACGGGCGGCGATTCTTGTTAAGGGAGGATTCTATGTCTACGTCCATCACGTTTAACGCGGATCTGAAAAAGGCCAAGGGTGAGCCTGTTCTGGCCGCTGTCTACGCCCGGTATTCCTCCCACAGCCAGACGGAGCAGTCCATCGAGGGCCAGCTGGAAGCCGCAAAGGGATACGCGTCGAATCACGGCTACACGATCACGCGGGAATACTGCGACCGGGCGACCACCGGACGGAATGATAACCGCGAGGCATTCCAGCGGATGCTCTCAGATCTGGACAAACATCTGTTCGACGTGATCATCACGTGGAAAATCGACAGAATAGGCCGAAACCGTGAAGAACTGGCATTCAACAAGCACAGGATTAAGCGCGCGGGAGTGCGGATCGAGTACGTGGCAGAAAACCTCCCGGACAGCGCAGAATCCGTGATTCTGGAGAGCGTTCTGGAAGGTATGGCCGAATACTATTCCATTCAGCTCTCGACAAACGTCAAGCGCGGGATGCTCGAATCCGCAAAAAAGCTCCAGTATTACGGAGGATCCGTGCCGCTGGGTTATTCAATAGATTCGGCAACAAAACGGTACGTCATCAATGATCAGGAAGCGCCGCTGGTACGTGAGATATTCCGTCGATATGCTGATGGGGAAACTGAATCGGATATTCTCCGGTATCTCAATGAGCTGGGTATAAAAACTGGACGCGGAAAAGCATATGGGAAATCCAGTCTCGCCAAACTACTGCACAATGAGAAGTATACAGGCATATACGCGTATAAAGACCTCATCCGTGTTGAGGACGGTGTCCCGGCTATCATAGACACAGAGACATTTGAGAAGGTTCAGGAGCTGATGCGGGTGAACAGGCGCGCACCGTCACACAAGTGGACAAAGACAGAGTTTATCCTGACCGGGAAACTGTTCTGCGGCCACTGCGGATCCGGGATGACCGGAGTATCCGGGACATCAAAAACAGGACGCCGATACAGTTACTACATCTGCCCCAACCACAGGACGGACGCGGACTGCGTGAGGCCCGTGAGACAGGATGCGCTAGAGGCTCAGGTTCTGAAAGCTACGCGGGATCTGCTGGCTGATGATGAGCTTATGAATGCTATCATCGATGCGACGTGGAATTACTACCTCAGCACATCAGAGAGCGATGATAGAGAGGCGGTGATTCAAAATGAGCTGAAAACGGCTCAGAATGCTATCCAGAATCTTCTCAGAGTGCTGGAGAGTGGAGTTGTCAGCCCGACGATCACAGCCCGTCTAAACGAGCTGGAGAGCCAAAAAACGGCCCTCGAAATCTCCCTCAGAGAAGTCAGGGCCGAAAGCACACTCAAGCTGACGCGTGATCACATCGCGTATTTCCTGTGTAAGTTCAGGGACGCGGATCTGGATGACAGAGCCTGCCAGAGACGTTTGATCCAGACATTCGTCAATTCAGTGTACGTCTACCCGGATAAACTCAAACTGATTTACAATTACACATCGGGGAACAGCACCGTGACGCTGGACATCGTAGAGGCATCTGATGACTCTGGAGGGTTCGTCCACTGTACACTCAGCCCCACCAAATTGGACAGGCACGAACTCTTCCTGCTGGAAACGATGTTCATGATCATAGTCCAAAGAAAAAAGAGCGGTTGATCCGCTCTTTTTTTTTATTCCGCATTACAGCTCGTTGTCGTAGTCACCGTTACAATAGCTCTCCCAGATCGCGCAGACCTCGTCGTGGTCGATCTCACCGAACTCGTTCTCTTCCAGCGCGTCAATTTTCGCATTCAGCAGGGCGGCGACGACCTCCCAATTCTCCGGCAGATTCTCGCCGAATGAATCCTCTGTAATATACGCCTGAGTCTTAGTCATTTTCTTGTCCTCCTATTTAATCTGATTTTATATTCTTTTGGATACGCGGTCAAGCTTTAATGCTCTTCCGCGTATCCAACCTCGCGGATCCCGCCGCCGACGATGGCCATCTTCAGCGGATCCTTTGGATCGTGCCACTTTCCAACGAAACTACAATCCGTCAGGGCCTCACCATAGCCGTTGATCCGGTACAGCTCGATGCTGATCCCTTCCGGGTAGCAATCATCCATCTCCATCATCTTGAAAATCTGATTCGCTGTCATGATCTCGCTGAATTCCTCATCACCCATGCACCCGACTACCAGATACTTGTACTCGCTCATTTTTGTGTCCTCCTTGTTTGTTGTCGCTCTTGTTTGATTACGTACACATTGTAAATCTAAAACTTGCATTTGTCAAGCCCCATTTGCAACTTTTTTGAAACTTTTTGAAAATAATTTTTGACAGCCGCAAGCGCCGGATTTACGCATCCGCGGGACGCCGCGTGTAGCCGTCGCAGATCGAAGGTAAAAGAAAAGAGGCTTTCGCCTCTCTCAGAATGGTTCGCCCTCATATGTATCGAATTCTCGATATCCCCCGTTCTGGTATGTGACACTCACAACCCATGCGCTGTACGGTATCTCTCCTTCAACGTCCGGGATCTGTTCATAGACAGCTCTGGAGTACGCGTCCTGTTTGTTGCTGGCCGCGACATCAATGCCACGCGCTTCATCGTATTTTCGGAGTCGGTATCTAACGTGGTATGTTCTCATGGTTTCTGTTCCTCCCTCAAACTCGCGTGTAGCTTTATGTCCGTTTCCCTTCAGAGTGCCAGCCTTTAGCCCGGCTGGCTGGGCCAGCATCAATCAGCTACTCCATAGAACCCCGGCATCGGAATGAGTCCATCATCCGTTTTCGTCCAAATTTCTCTCACAGGCGTTTGAAGACGGAACACCTTTTCATTCTTAAACCAGTCTCTAACAGCTTTTTTCTGATAACAGTTTTCGAGTAATTCTTGCGCTCGTTCCTTGCTGATCTCCTGAATCTTATCCTCCGTAAGCAGTCGCGTTTCGTACCTCATTTTGCTCTCCTTTCTTTCTGCCCTCGTAACCTCCGGGGCGGGTTGTTGGCTCCTCAGCAGTACATTACCAAATCCGGGCGACCGTTCGCGATGCAAGCGTCCTGCCTGTGTAAGATGGCCATTTCAGAAAGCTCCTTCATGTCCTTCCAAACCTCATACGGGACATATGTCATCGGATCGCACCCCATACAGAAATACTTCTCGGCCCTCTCAGCCATGTTCTCCAGCCGATCATATTCGGCATCATCCATCGGAATCTCGCCGCTCTCCATGTCATACAGGCGATTGCGGCAGATGTTGTTGATCAGCTCGAAATTGTGCTGATTCTTGTAACAGTTGAACGGGTAGAGCTTCTTACGGGAGATCAGCTGATAACCGTGTTCCCGGATCTGACGGATGATGTTGTCGCGCTTTTCCTCACCGATCACCCGGATGGACTTTTCGCGCATCGCGCCTGCCGCCGTGGGGATCCCGTACCGGATCTCAAATCTGTTAGCCTGCTTCATCGTCTGCTCCTTCTCCCCCGTCTAGCCGCTAGGGTCAGCTCCCTTAGTCCTGTTATTACCAGTTGGCCACTCTTGCGATCTCCGCGACGTCTTCGTCCTTGTTCAGCTTCCAGTCGATGTAAGTGCGGCAGAACTTCTCGCCAGCGAACCGCATCTCCTTGGGCGCTCTCCCAAAGCTCTCCATCCCAACGTCGTACCAGTTGGTCATCGCGCTGTCGTAGATCTCATCTGCCAGATCTTTCCGGCTCTTCGGCAGGATGTCAGTGTCATCGTCCTGAATCGCGTTGTAGTAGCCACCGACGATCCAGTTGAACGCGTGGTAGATGTTACGCCTTGCGATCTTTTCGTGTCCCGTGAACTGCTCGTGCGTGCGACCTTCGTAGATGAACTTTGCCATTGTTTTGTCCTCCTTGTTTGTTGTCGCTCTTGTTTTATTACGGTTACATTGTAAACCATAAACTTGCATTTGTCAATAGTGAATTGCAAGTTTTTTGAAACTTTTTGAAAATAATTTTTGACAGCCGAAAGCTGGCAGTTTACGAGGCTGGGCGATGCCGCGGAGCTACACACGTAGGCAAAAAGGAAAGAGGCCCGTCAGCCTCTTTCCCGGATCTCGATTGTCTGGATCGGTTCGACCCCTTCATAATACTTTTTCGCCGCCTCCCACTGAGCCTCGTTATAAACCCCGGCGCAATTCAGGCAGTTGTATTTCGGCTTGTTCTTATGGACAGCCTTGAACAGCCCAACAGCTATTCCGATATTCGGCGCTTTAACCAGAACGTATTCATCGCGCCCAAACGGAAAATCTGGATCGGAGCCAAACGTGAAATAAAAGTTGTTCATTGCTTCTTCATCCTCTCAAATCTGTCAAGCACTTGGCGCATATACCGCGGTAAACGTCTGCGGCATTCCTTCACCAGCTTGTCCGGTACGCCGCCGTAGTATGCTTCTGCAATACTTCCGGCGATGCAGGCGATGGTATCTGTATCCCCGCCCAGAGACACCGCTGTCCTGATCACATCCTCGAAGTCAGTCCCCTCCATAAACGCTGTGATCGCCTCCGGGACGCTCTTCTGACAGCTCTCGATGTGGTAGTAACCGGGCCGGATCTCATCACAAGTGCGGGACAGATCGTAGCCGAACTCTTGTTCGATATAACTCTTTATGTGCGCCTTGTCCTCGCCTGTCCGCGCAAGATAGATCGCGCTGGCTATCGACTCTGCGCCCTTGATCCCTTCTGGATGGTTGTGGGAGACGCTGGCCGTCAAGCGCGCCATGCGCCGCGTCTCCTCCAGCGAATTAAACATCCAGCCGACAGATGATACACGCATAGCCGATCCGTTTCCATAGCTGTTATACGGCTGAGGATCTGGATCAAACAGCCAATGGACAAACATACCTCCGTAACCCGCATACGGATAACGTCTACCCCACTTCTGCATGGACGATATGAGTGCCTGTTTTATTTCTTCGTCCCCGGCTCCCTTCGAATCCATGAGAGCCTCAGCGACGGCCACGGTCATCACGGAATCATCCGTGAATACTGAATACCTCGAAAAGAGCGGGAACCGCTTCGACTGCGGTTCCGAATCAAACTCATAAGGTGAACCGATAATATCTCCCAGAATTGCTCCGTACATTTCACGCACCTCCTTACACTGCCCAATCCATGTCCTTGATCACGTGCCACTTTTCAAGGAACCCGCCCGGATGCGCCGCGGCGATCCCCTTGATGTGTAGCCGGATAAACTGGATCTCCTCGTCTGTCAGGCCGTCCACCTCTTCGCCGCCGTGCCACTGACAGATGATCAGGTTGCCGACCAACTGCGGATCCCGCATCGACCTTCCAACAGCGCTCACGCGGAAATCACTCACGAACAGCCCCTCATCATCGCAAATGATCTGGAAGTTGCGACCGCCTATGCTCCGCATCGGCATATCAATCGTATGGCATCCCAGAACGCGGTAATAGTCCTCCAACTCTCTACGGATCCACAGCTCCTTGACGTCGCCGTCGCCGTACACGTCCACGAACAGCACCCGGATCTTGTCCTCGTGTTCCTCGATCCTCTGATCATTGCGTTTTTCGATCTCTTTCATCATTTCAAGCCTCTCTTTCGTGTTCATGGTGTAATCCCCCTTCTGATATCCGGGAGAGGGCTTAGCCCCCTCCCAGCCTCTTAAACGTGAATCCGTCTATCGTCCTGTCCTTCAGAAATTCCAGCGCGAATTTCGGGAAGTCCTCCACAATCCCGTTAACGTACCGGGTGTCAAAAAATTCCGTGCGTCCCGTCGAGTGGCGCGTCATCGTCATCCCCGTCCGGTTGCCGTAATCGAAAGCGCCGGAACGGATGAGTTCGAAATGCACCACGTCCTCGAACGGTTCCCCGTCATAGCCAATGCCGTTCATCTGATAGTCAACCGTTTCAAACACCTTACCGGGTTCAGCCTGATCGATGTCCTTGTATGTGTACTTGCTCATTATCGTATCCTCCTTTATTTCTGATAGAGGAGAGGGCTTAGCCCTCTTCCTCTTCCTCAGTGTCATCCTCTTCCAACAGTTCCGGCTCGTCCGGCTCTTCCGGCGTTTCAGGATACTGGCACACCGTCTCGCCGGAGTAGACGCTCCGCACCTTCTTCAGGTTATCCAGCGTCCCGGAGCGGAAGTGGAACAGATCCGCGATCATGGCCGCTTCCTCATCAGTGACCTTGTACGACCGGGAAACCGCGTATGCGGTAGCGGTGGATCCGGTGGGCAGATAGTAGTCAACGGTGAGGATGTCGCCGGGGTTCACGGTGATGTCTTCCGGCAGTGCGTAGAGACGAGAGTCCTTGGATTCGAAGCGACGGCACATTACGATGTTTTTCATGGTGTTACCTCCTGTTTGTTTGTCGTTTGTTCTGTTGACGCTGTCATTGTAAACCTAAAACTTGCGCTTGTCAATACCTTTTTGTAAATTTTTTTATTTCTTTTTTATTTTCCCATTTGACAGGGGCAAGTTTTTGCTGTATTATGTAAGCACATTAAAGGAGGAGGTGTTTCCATGCCACTATCTACTGCGGAAAAGATCCGCGTCCTGTTAAAAAGACGGAATATGTCAATCTCGAAACTGGCAGAGTTGACAGGCCAGTCCCGGCAGAACCTGACACAGAAGCTGGAGCGGGACAACCTGAGCGAGAAAGAGTTACACCAGATCGCTGAGGCGATGGGATGCGTGTTCGAATCGTATTTCGTTTTTGATGACGGGGAAAAACTTTGAGGGCTGAACAGCCCTCATTTTTTATGCCTGTTACATACGCGCACGCGCGCGTATATGAGTATGCGTATGTGGGCGCATTACGCGCCTAACACGCATTTACGCGCCCTATTTCTATTAGTCTATTTAGAGAGAATGTAACAATGTAACATATACGTAGAAATCTAAACAATATAAGAGTTTTTTGGCGTTACATTCGCTGTTACATTCGCGTTACATTTTTTGGAATGTAACAGCGCTTCTGTTACAAAATGTAGAATGTAACAGGGAATGTAACAGGGAATGTAACAAGAAAAACCTCCCACAAAACGTGGGAGGCGAAACCAAGTTTTTCCTATTTACATGGTTTCCATCCTATTTACAAGGCGCTCCATTTCCTTGCGCGTACGCTCGTCCGGCGCGTCCTTCATAAGATCTCTGAGTTCCTCGACCATGTTAGCATGGCGGGAATAACCGTCACGGGCGTATCTGCCCATACTGTCGCGCTTGGCGTAGCGACCGCGCGCATAACTGCCGCCGTCATCGTACGAGCCATCATCATCATAGGCCATATCATCATAAGACCCGTCGTAGCTCCTGCGATAGGATCCACCGTCACGGCTGTAGCGCCCGCGACTGTATCCATCATATGAGCCACTGTCTTCCGCTTCCATCATGGCCAGCGTAGTTTTGACGCTTTTTAGGCTGTGTGTGAGCTTGTCGATATACTCGATGTCGCCAGCTGTCAGTTCGCCGTTCGCTTTGCGGATCTTGGCGTTTGCCTTGTCGATCTCCCGGCTGAGAGTGTCGCAGAGTTCGTACAGATTCTTCATATAGTCCATCGTGCATCCTCCTTCCCGTTAAGCTACACGGCTAATCCGCAGACTGCCGTTTTGTACGTTGATCACCGGAGCGGGTGTTACCGCGGGATCCGTGCTGGCCGCGACGTGCCGCACCGCAATCGAGAAACAGCACCCAGCCGGGACATCTACTGTCGCCGTACTGGTTACATTGAAATATTCCTCAACTGCCGCGGGAGTAGCGATGGCCAAACTGGACGGCCTAGCCTCGCCGTTTTCGCTGATCGCGACCGCAATGGATCCGGGAGTCCCGCCCTCCGGGAGCGCAATGTTCCCGGAGAACGTGATCTCATACCGTGCAAAACGGGCAGACGGGCAGGATACCGCACCACGGAGAATAAAAACCCCAGTATCATCAGCATGGTAAACAAGCCCACGCCGACACGGGATAGAGTCGGAGAAAATGATAGGCTGATTCAGCAGAACCGCCTGCTCATTGACCGCCAAATATTCTGCCACGGTTATTCCCCCTTAAGCGCCACAGCCACAGCCGATCGGATTGCCCCCGCACGTAAAAATCGGCTGGCTTCCGTATACAGGGACAGTATTGACCGGGCAATTCTTGAGCCTATTGTACAAGGCATCGACTTCGTTGCTCATGCCCTGCGCAAACAGCGCATTCTGGTTCGCCTGAGACTCGCGGAAAGAAGCCATGTTAAGCTGGTTCTGAAGCCCCACATTCTCGCGCTGAGCCTGTGCAAGCTGGCCCTTAACGCCGTCCAGCTCAAGCTGGCAGAGCTTGTCCAGAATGGCCTGAGTGCCTCGCGTCTGAGAGTCGATGATGTCACGGGTGTTCTCTGCGTTCGCGGTTCTTGTGGCGCACGCTTCCGTCGCCAGAGCATACTTGGTGTCAGCCGTGGCAAGACGATTCTCACAGCAACAAGAGGCAAGCTGGGACTGGATCCCGTTGAAGCCCTGAAGTGTAGCCGTCTGATTGGCAAAGCTCTGATTCATGTCCGCAATCTGACGGGCATTGTTGGCAATTTCAGCCTGTGCAAAGCCGTTCGCCATCGCCGCATTAACGCCAGCGAATCCATTACACAGCTGATTGCTGATCCCGTACACACCGTCCCGGATACTGGTCACGTTGTCGTTGATCATCTGATCACGGAAACCGCTGTTAATCTGGTTCGAATTGTTCATCCACGGATACAGGCCACCGTCAAAACCGCCGCCGAATCCGTTGTTGCCCCAATTATTCCCGCCAAGCAGGATAAAAAGGAGCAGGATCCACCACCCGGAGCCACCGAAATCACCGAAACCGCCATTGTTGTTTCCGTACATCGGAGCCACAGGCATGATCATGTTGGAACCATTTTCCTCGAATGCCATTGTTTTTCTTACCTTTCATTCTATCTATACAATCCTCTCTCGCGCGCCGGGAGGAATGTACGCTCATCTGCCGCTCATCATTCTCTGGAATTGCTGAGCCGTCTGTACCGCATTGTTGTACTGTTGCTGAGTGATTCGCCCCGAATTGAGGAGCTGTTGAACCTGTTGCTGAGGATCCCCGGTAAACATCCGTTTAAACTGCTGGAACCTCTGCATCATCTGCTGGAAATTGTTCTGAGGCATCATCTGCTGGTACAGAGGATTACTCATCGTCATCATCTACCTTCCGTTTTGCCGGAGCTTTTCTGATCGTCAGGCCGTCTATTTCTGCGCGGAGTGTGCTGATCTGCTCATACAGCGCGGAAACATCTTCTTTTGTCGCATAGTCCGCGTGAGGCTGTTCCTGTGTGACCGCTGGAGCGTTTGCCTGCTGGGCCTCTCTGATCGTATAATCGAGCGTCTTAATGCTGGGCATACCGGAAGCGTCCGCGGATTTCAGATAAATCCTCTGCGCCTCGCTGTCCCAGAGCTGAACCGTCGTGTTCGGTGCTACCAAGTACGCCTTGGCCCCTGCTTCACCGCTGACCCAGATGATCCCGTTGCTCTGCGCCTGTGTAGCTTGCGGGATCTGGGCAGGCTGAGGCATCATCGGCTGTTGATACTGTTGGTACATCGGCTGGTAAGTCATCGGATACCCATTGTTGTAAAGAGCCATGATTATTCCTCCTTTACATTCGTCCAATAAAATTGCACTATCTCTCGTGATGAATCCCAACTATCCCAGATGATCCCATTGACCACACAGGCAACATGAGTGCCTGTACAGACCACATAGATTCCGTTCGGGTGATCGTCTGCAAAATTCTCTAACGTGTAACAGTCTGGGCAGTCATTAGAGACTACTTCCCTATGGAAGCCGTTATCATGCAAAACCGCTCCCCATACGCTGTTTGAACTGGGCATATCCGAAAGCGCAAAGCCCTTTGTTGCAATCAGCGCATAGGCTTTATCCCATTCGATATCCAACGCTTTTGCGACAGCCCTTACGGAGCAATCGCCAACGTTTCTCAAAGCCGGATTCGGGTTATATTCTTTCCAAGCCATTTGCTTCTTCCTCCGCTCTGATATAGGCCAGCAAAGCCGCGTATTTATCGTTTCGTACGAAATCCAGATAAACACAAAGAGCCGTCTTCTCTGGAATCCCGCATCGCTTCATACGCTCAATGATTTCTTCCATAAACAGCCCTCCTTACAGCTAAAAGGATATAAAAAATAAGCCGTTTCCACGAGCAAGGAAACGGCTGTCTTCAGTGTGCTTTTAGTCTGATTTTGGGCATAAAAAAAAGACCCGGCTTTTCAGCCGGGTAAGTGTTTAAATAAATGAGTCTTTCGCTTCTTGACGATAGTCTTAACGTGCTGAGTGGAAAGGTTAAACTCCTCTGCAAGCTCTTCAAAAGTTAAGCCATCCAAAAGCTTTCGCTTAAGGATGGCCCTGTCTCTTTCTGCTCTGTTTCCGATTGTCCACTCATCAATCAGATTAGACATCTCTGAGTAAGACAAATCTCTGCTCATTTGTTCCGAATTCTCACTCGTCCGTCACCGCCGCAATTTGGACAAGACTTGTATCCAGTATTACCGCCTGTCTTTTTACGGCGTTTCTTGACCGTTGTCTGTATCCGTTGCTTCGCCATTATAATCACCGCCTATAACTTTCCCATTATAGGTATTGTTTCCACCTTCACCAGAATCCTGTGTTATGGTCTGAGTGATAGTCTGATCTTCAAACTGGCTTTCGTAGTACAACCAACCAGCATTGGTTACAATGAAGGCTATGAAGATAATCAAGGCTGTAATAAACCAACGCTTATTCAACCTTTCCAGCCTATCCATCTCAGCCTCATGGATAAAATACGGTATGGTTGTTGGCTGTTTTGTGTTCTCCATTGTCATCCCCTCCGTTCCCTCTTATTATAAAGGAAACGGCAGTCACATTCAATCAGTTATTTCTCCTTCAACCACAACTTCATCATCAAGCTGTTCCATTTCCTTGATAGCGGCATTGATTTCAGCTTTGAGCGTATCGGGATCAAGATCAAAACCGTGAGCTTTCAGATATTCGATAGCATAAACAAGCTTTTCATCGCCTTTGCCAGCACCATAAATCTTCTCTGCGGCATAAACCGCAATGTGAACAGCCGCAGAAATCTGCGCTCTCTGTTCGGAATTGGTACGGCTCTTGAGCCAAGGAATCAAGTAAATGCTGATAAGTGCGGCAACCAGAGCAATAACGGCCTGAAGGAGCGGAGTCAAATCAATCATTGTATTCATGATAACCTCCTGAAACTTTATTATTATGTCGAATTTTGCAGAATTTCTTCAAAAAATAGCCTGAAGCTTTCTCTTTTTGCTTTAAATGAAATATTAAGGGTGTTCTTTGAGCTTCAAAATCTCTTCTTCGTAAGCATCCGATAAATGATTTCTTTTTTTTGCCTTATAGGATTTGTGCATATTACAAAGCTGTTGTTTTGTCGTTGATGGACACCAACCTTGCGATGTGTAGAAATCATGGGCTTGTGCCAAATGTTCATACTGCATGTCCCCCATATCGTCTACAAGGTTTTTAATCGATGCATCAATACTATCTAACCGATCAAAGACAGCCTTTCTAAAGCGCTTTTCTTCTTCTAAATTCTCCTGATGCTTCTTCCATGCCGCTTTGATCGGTCTTACAAGAATGATAGCCAACAATGCCAATATTGCTGTTATAGCCTTGGCATAATCCCCCCATTGTAGAACATTAGGCTCCATAAGAATCTCCCCTTACTCTTGTTCTGCTACAATTGCATTATTAAAAAAAGAAGCCAACGTTTCAGCTTCTTCTTGAGATTTGCATGGCACGATTACCGCCCATGTTCCTTTGTCTTCTTTTACAGGCTCATTATCAAGTCTAGTCAAAAACTTGTCGCTACAGAAACCAGCATAACCATTGTAGATCACACTCGACCAACCGTCTTCATCTCCATAGACCTTTACAACCGTTCCTCTCGGAATGTTTGTAAGAACAGGAGAACTGGTATCAGGCTTGCTTCTCAGCCTCAGAGAACCGGATTCTGTAGTGACCTTCGCTTCATACAGGAAAGTGTCTGGCATCGGATTCACCTCCTCTGCACTATAATCAACATCTTTGAACCGTCCGAATTTGTTCCACTTGGGATCCGTGACCTTTGACTTGACCACCCCATACCTTGTGCCTTTGGCTTCGACTACTGTCACACCATCTGCTTGCACGATGCCAATGTGATCGTTATCGGGAGTGTCAGGAGTATCATCAACAATCGCGGCCCAGCCCGGATGCGGCGTAGATCCACAGTCAACAATATACCCCTGACGTACCATCGATGAAGAGCCATGCGGGATTTTCAGGCCGAATTGTTTATAAATATAGACAATCAGCCCCGAACAGTCCGTCACCATGTGACCGAGCCACTTCGGCCCATATTGTTTTGTCAGTTCGGCGTTATTGGGAAATCGGTCAATGGCTGTGTCGATAACAGATTGAGTACACATAACGCCAGCCGTACCCAGGATGTAGCCCCAGTGATCACGCATCATCATCTCACAGTTAGAATAAAGGGCTGAAACTGGAATCTTACTCATTCACAGCCACCTCTTTCCATCCCGGTGGATACGCATCCGGTGACCAGATGTTATTATCAATCAGGCTCTCATAAATCTTGCCGTTGTAGCGTACCTTATCGCCCTTCATATAAGGATTGGTCGAGTCAGGCTGTACCCAGTCAGGAATGACCTCAGGATCGGGGATCAGCACCTTGGCAAACAGGCTCGGTGAGACATCCGGTGTCCAGTCGGATTGTGAAGTGTGAGCGATGAGGACGGAGTACAGAACACCTTCATAGCAGACACGCTTGCCGACTTCGTAAGCCGTGTCAGCTTTCCAATGCTCAAACAGCATAGGCGCTTTCAAGGCTTGTTCGTCTGTAAGGCTGTCTGCCGCTTCTTCGATAATGCGGCGATATTGGAGTGCCTCTGATCGTGTCAAGTCCATAATCAGCCCTCCCCTAGAATGATGTTGAGTGCCTCATCGGCTGTTATCGTTGGCTCTGCTGGCGGGTCGGTATCGACAGGCTCTTCCAGTTCTTCATCCGTTTCAGTGTAGGTATAAGGCGCATCCTCTACATCCACAGCCGCATCGTAAATCGCCCCGGTCTGCTCTTGTCTGATACGGACATTAGCATCAGAATAGGTGATATAGAGGCTTACGCCGTCAGGTCGAATGGTGTAAAGCTTTCGTACTATCATGCTATCGCCTCCATATAAGATGCATATGTTGACCAGTTAGTGGCAGTTTTGTATGCGTCAAGAGATGCCGCAGGAACGTAGATTTTGTTAAGGTAAGAAGTTTTGAATGCTGACGTTCCAAGTGTCGGCGGCGTTGTTGCAAGAATTGTTAGAGTTAGATTAGTAGTTGGCGCAGTACCATTAAAAAAAGCATTATAGCCTATATCTGTTACACTACTCGGAAGAACTATATTAGTTATGGATGGGCAATTACGAAAAGCCGAACCTCCTATTGATGTTATTCCATCGGGTAATGAAATTAACGCAAGAGATGTACAGCCATAGAAAGCCGAACTTCCTATTGATGTTATTCCATCGGGTAATGAAATTAACGCAAGAGCTGTACAGCCATAGAAAGTATTATTGGCTATTGATGTTAATCCATCAGGTAATGAAATTAACGCAAGAGATGTGCAATATTGAAAAACTGAACTATCAAAAGCTGTTATTGGAGCATTAATCGTTACGCGTTTTAGATTTGAGCAGTATCTAGTTCCACAAAATGTAGAATCGTAACGATTATAAGGTGTTTCTATAGCGATGACCGTTGTATTTCTTGCTGAAGAACTCTGAGCGAAAGCATATTCGGTTAGTTCCTGCGTTACTTTATCAAAATACAACTCTGCAACATACACACCCGCATTAGTGTAAGTATGGGTATTTGTTGTGGTAATCCCAGTTTGAGTATTTCCATCGCCCCAATTGATATATGATGAAGAAACCGTGCTATCCACGTTGATCGTAACCGTTTCCTCGGCTTCCACATCGAACCAGATGCGCATCATACCATCCTTAACAGGCGCATAATCCACACTACAATACTGATAACCGCTTACATTCCAAGCTCCTTCTCCATCAACATCTGAATACACATACTTGACCCCTGTCGGAATCTGACCTGGCACAGCCACATCAACTTCAGCATACTGGCTGACATCTATTCCCTCACCGTTCTCGGTGATCGCAAGCGTTCCAGATGGAATGATGTACTCAGAAGGAATAGCCCCGACAGTAACCGCCCCGGTTGTATACTTTCCCGCCGCAACAGCAGTCTGTGAAGAAGTAGTCGGCGTGATGGTCGTTGCCCCTTGGGTACTCAGTTGCTCAGTATTTGACCCGCTTACGCTTACTGTTCCTGCTGTTCCACTAGATACATATCCAGCACTAACAGTTGGTGTAACACTCTGAGAACCGCTAACAGAGGCCGTAATCAGACCGGAAGAGCTAACAGAGATACTAGGGTTAGCTGTAATCGTAGTCGCAGGAGTAGTCGCAGAGCCAGCCGCTACCGATGCAGATGCGTAATTCGTGACATCTTTCGTACCAGACGAGGTGATAGAAAGCGTACCGCTAACCAATTCGGATGCGCTGACAGTCACAGCAGTTCCGCTCTTCGTACCGCCCGTGATATAGCCAGTAGTATTTGTAACAGACGGAGTGACGGAGACAGAGTGATTGCTGACAGTTCCCTTTGTCGCAGTAGGAGTGCCAGCCGTTCCTGAAGCAACAGACTTAGATGCCGCCGCCGCATAATACCCAGCAGGAGCAGTTACGGTAGCCCCAGAGGCTGTCAGGTCATCCGAATCCCTTTGTGTAATACCACTTCCGACATAAGTGCTTGAGATAGCAC